TAGTTACATTCATATATAGAGGAAATAATGATTCATTATTTTATGTTGGGCAATGCTCAAGGGATGAAATAGGAGAACGTGACTCTACTATATTTGATATTATACCCATTTCAGGAAAAGTATATGATATAGCAAGTTCTGTACAAGAATTTGGTGGAAAGCAGAGAAGGCAAGATTTCCATGGTTCTGTTTTGCTTGTTGTTGATTATTTTACATCAGAAAATGGTGAGCCATCGGTTGTATTACAATCAAATAGGCTTGATAAAGCAACAATAAGAATGCACGTAAGTGGTGTTAATTTTATATACCCAACTATAAGTAAAGAAGATTCTATAATATCTAATTTCAATATAAAAGATAATGTTATTGCAATTAAAAATGATGATTGTAGATTGTTTGAAAAGGGAGAAGAATTTAAAATAATTAAAATTGAAAAAAATTATGCAACAAGATCGCTTGATATATTAACATTAGTTAATGATAATAAGACAATTATTGTATATTCAAAATATTTTAAACTAAAAACTAAAAAATGAAAGTATACATAGTAGGAGGGGCAATGCAATATAAGAATTTTATTTATGATTCAGAAATTGTGCTCAATATTAAAGATGCAGATTTAGTTGTCTTTACTGGAGGCGCAGATGTTAATCCAGGATTATATAATTGCATACCAAATGTTAAATCATATTTTAATATACAAAGAGATGAGTATGAAATCATTAAGTTCGAGGAAGCTTTAATGCTTGGGAAAAATATGGTTGGTGTTTGCAGAGGGTCACAATTATTAACAATTATGGCTGGTGGTAAATTAATACAGCATGTAAACAATCATAGTTTGCATTATACTCACAATATATCATTTAATGGGGAAAGACGAGAAATAACATCTACTCACCATCAAATGATGTACCCATTTGATATGAAGGCTAGTAAATATGAAATAATAGCACACTCAGATGGAAATAGATCAGATGTTTATGAATTTGAACCTGGAGTTATTAAAACATCCATACAATGCGAGCCAGAAATAGTTTATTATCCAGAAATAAAAGCATTAGCAATACAAGGTCATCCAGAAGATATGAACACTAAATCTGATACGGTTATGGATATTAATATATTATTACAAAATATTTATTAATTATGTTAGATACAGAGACAACGATAAATTTATATAAAAAAGGTATTCGTAATGGAAGGTTAAATAAATTTATAGATCCTGACTATAATTACTTTACTTGTGGAGCATTTATGAAAAATATATGTCCTTCACAAGTTTCTACTCATAATGATTGTTTATTATATTCAACACAGAGTCCATTAAATACAAAGGAAAAAGAATGGTGGGTTAAAAAGATAGAAGAATTTGGGATAAAGGCAGAATACCTTGGTATAGAAAAGGGCGCTAATGTATTTCGTTATATAATAGAAGATTCTTATTCTTCCGTATATAGATTATTAAGATTCACAATATTAAGATATGCATGGGCAAAACCATATTCAAAATTGGTTAAAAAAATGTACCATATAGAAACTGAAGATAAATTGAATGGATATGATTTTTGGAAGATATTTATGCTTTATCATGCGGTGCTTAGTAGAGATGATTACTATGACTCTACATTTGGGTTAACAGGACCGAATACAATTCTTAATGTAGATAATAAGAAAATGATTGAATTATTTACAGTAAATAATACAGGAAAACCACAATCTTCATCAATAAATTATTTATTTAGTGGAGAAATTATTTTAAATGACCTTATTTTTGGTTGGTCATGGAGTAAATCAGATGAGTATGTTAATAAATATTTAGAAAATGAGAAGAAATAATTTTATTTTAGGAGCTGATCCAGAAGTGTTTTTATTACATTCGAATAAAAAACCAAAATCTGCAATAGATATTATAAAAGGAACAAAAGAAAATCCATTTAAAATATCAAATGATGGCCATTCAGTACAAGTAGACAATGTTTTACTTGAATTTAATGTACCGCCATCAGATCATTATGAAAAAATGTATAATGATATACAAGTAGTTATTGATTGGTTTTATAGTAATCTTCCGAAAGGGGACGAAGTTTCTATGGATAGCTCCATGGACTTTCCTAAAGAAGAGTTGAATCATCCTAAAGCGCTTGAATTTGGTTGTGACCCTGACTTTTCAGCATGGAAAGTTGAAATGAATGAGTCACCAAATCCTGATACTACATTAAGAACAGCTGGTGGACATATTCATATATCATATCCTAATGCTAATATGGATAAATCATTAGCTATTATAAGGGCCTGTGATCTATTTTTAGGTGTTCCTAGTGTATTGTTCGATAATGATACAAAAAGGCGTCTACTGTACGGAAAAGCAGGTGCATTTAGATTTAAGAACTATTCTGACGGGAGTCAGGGTGTTGAGTATAGAACTTTATCTAATTTTTGGATTAAGTCTAAATTAATGGTAGAAATGATCTTTGATCAGATGGATAAAGTATTTGATTATGTTAATAGTAATGATATAATTGATAACGAATCTGACCTAGGTATGAATATTATTAAATGTATAGACAACAGTGACAAAGAATTTGCTGTTAAATTAATTGAAAAGTATGATATTATTGACTTAAATAAATACAAATGAAAGAATCAGTAAATTATTTAATAGATAAAATACCAAAAAAATATTTAATAAACGCAGATAGGGATAATAAAATATTATTTTTAAATGACAAAGAAACAGTTGGATATTTTTGGGATACTAAAGTAAAATATTGGGCTCTAAATTTACAAATAACACATGGTTATAAATTAAAATATATTTAAAATATGAATGTAATAATAGTAGGAGCCAATGGAAGGCCAAGTATACTAGATATGATACAAACTTATCCATTTAAGTCAGAAGTAATTGTTTTAACATACAAAAGAAACAGAAAGACTGGTGGAACATTTTGGACCAGAATTAATTCTTCAGATAAGGGTAAAAAACAATTAAGATTATCTACCGCACCAACATTTACACATGAGGATAAGATTATAATGTGGGGAACAAGAATACAGATAAATCTTAACGGGGCAATGGTTTTTAATTCACCAGCTAACGCAAATAATGCATCAAATAAAAAAATTGCTAGGGAGATATTTGAAAAAGAAAATATCGCCGCACCAAAACTCATTCATAATAATGAATTACACACAGCTTCTTATCCGTTAATTATAAGAAAAGATAGGCACCGAGCTGGAATAGGTTTCAATATTGTTAATAATGATATTGAGGCTCTAAAAATTATAAAAGGGATGAATGAGGGTGAATATTATATGTCTGAAATTTATCCAAAGACAGAAGAATATAGAGTTCATTGTGGAAGTGGTAAGGCGTTATTGGTAAAAAGAAAGCCAGAACCTAATGATAAGAGTATAGTGGCTTGGAATTTTCATCAAAATGAACTTCCATGGACTACTATAGAGCGTAAAAATTATGACCACGAGATGGTATCATTAGCTTTAAGAGCAGTAGATGCTGTTGGTCTTGATTTTGGAGCTGTTGATGTAATGAGCCATCCTATAAAAGGATATAATGGGCCAAAACATGTCGTTGTAGAAATTAATACAGCCCCTAGTTATACACCATATTTAATAGAAAAATATGGAGCTTATTTTGATTTATTATTTAGGACAAAAGACAAATTCGATAAATGGGATCATAGCAAATTTACAAAAGGAACAAGCTTAGCTTGGAAAAATAAACAATTGAATTTATAAATATGAAAGAAATATATAAAGCTGAGTGTATCACACCAACAGCTACGATTACAAGACATCAAAAATACACAGTTTTTAGTGATAATGGTATGTTAATTACAATAATTAATGATCGTGGTAATAAAATAACTGTACAAAGATGGCGTTTTGGGGAATTAGAAATAGAAAAAGTTGATACTTCTGTAAAAATACCAATGGCGTTATGTATTGATAATACTAATTTTAAAAGTATAACAAAAGATACATTATATACTATTAAAAAAGAATCAAAAGATTTTATTTATATATCAAATGATACTGGAAAAACAATGAGGTATCATAAAAAATATTTTGATATTGTAAAACCTGAGAAAGAAAGGCCTAAAGTTTTAAAAGCTTTATGTATGTATGCCGTCACCAATGAGCTTACCTTTAAAAATGCTTATGATTTTGAAGATGATAAAAGAAAAAAGAATATGGTTATCATAACAAATGATTTGGGTGTCAAAACAGAGTATCTTAGAAAACGTTTTAAATTTGAAAAAGTATGAAAATAGCTGTATACGGAACTTTAAAAAAAGGAGGAAATCTTGATAGTAATATGTACCATATTGGAGCACAATTTATTGAGTCAGCTAGATTAAATGGATTTAGTATGTATAATATGGGGTGGTATCCAGCTATAATTAATGATCCATTGGGGTCTATAACTGTAGAGGTGTATGAGATTGACGAAAACGGTTTAGCACATCTTGATACTGTTGAGGGATATCCATCATTATATCAAAGAAAAGAGACGGAGTTGGGCCTAATTTATTATATGGAAGACAAATCAAGAATACAAGACAAAAAGCAAATAGAAGACGGAAATTGGAAAGTTTAATAACAAAAAAGAAAAAATGATTTATTTTGTAAATATTATATTATTTATAGCTCTATGGAATTCTATTATGGGGCTCTTTAACAAGAACAACAATATTGCCTACTGTGGTATGGTTGGGTTTTCTGGCAAAAATGTTTTTGATGTTGATAAAATCAAAATATTAATGCTTGGAAACATGACAAGAGGAATGCATTCAACAGGAATTTACAATGGTGGGCATGTTACTAAAGATTCAGTAGACGCTGTTGAGCTCTTAGCTAAAGTAGAGTTAATACCAGAATTAATATTCATGGGGCATGATAGATACGCAACTGTTGGTAATAAAACAGCTGCAAAGAATGCACACCCATTTAGATATGGTAATACAATAGGACAACACAATGGGACACTAAAAAATCATTATGCCATGATCAGGGAGAATGATTTAGAATACGTAGATTATGATGTTGATTCACAAGTATTAATTAAACTATTAGACACTGATAGCAGTTTTAAAGTATTACAAGAGTTTGAGGGGGCAGCAGCTCTAATTTGGACAAATGTACAAAATCCAAAAAGGATCTATTGTTTTAGAAATGTTGATCGTCCATTATATAGAGGTATGATTGGAGAAGATATGTATATATCTTCAATAGAAGATACCTTAACATTAATTGGATGTAAAACAATTAAATTATTCAAAGAGAATTATTTATATACCATAGAAGATGGTAAAATAATTTCAACTGGATGCAAACGAGTAATACGAAAAGCTAAAAAGCATACTAATAACATTAGTAAATATACTGGACCAACTAATCATAATTCACAATTAAGTAATGTTAGTAAAAATTCTAGTCTACTTAGCAAATCTGCAGACATAAAAACAGGTAATCTTGATTTAATGTCAAGATGGGTTAAGAGAACATCTGAAAGTACTGCTTTGAAAACATTTATTAAAGACAAATGGTATTTTGTTAAAGATGTAACAACAGATAATTTTTTACTTATATTAAATGAAAACAACACGCCTGTTCGTTGTGTAAGACCTGACTTTAGTCAGTTTGTACCATTACCACCAGGTAGGTATGTTTCTGTTATTAGGCCAGATAAAAATAATGTTTTAAAAGCTGGGGAAATAATGTATCTTAGGGGTGTGGAGATGAGTAAATGTAATACATATACAGTTGCCGCATTAGAGAAATTAGATGCTGATAATAAGTCTTATGATTGGCCAAAAGATAACATTAGATTAGCTAGCGATGAAGAAGTGCAGGATTATATGTTTGCAAATTCTGACTCAGCTGAGATCGAATTTCCAGTAAGTAACGATAATGATGATGATGCAGTTTTAATGCAGGAATTTGAAAATAGCCCTGATTATATGGATGTTGACGGTAACAGACTTGGTGTATCGTGGATTCAGGTTGAATCTATTTATGAATCATTTATCACTATACGTCATGATGCTGATAAAATAGCTGATGAGTTATCTATACTATATGGATATACTGATGATGATAGTATAATAGACATAATTGACAAACAGCGATCTGAACTTTCATCAATATATGATATAGCAGAAAATGAATTAGATAAAATATTCTTTCCTCTTTATCAGGATCACATTGGAGAATAATACATAAGTTATGGTAGCGAAAAAAAGTAAAGTAAAAAAAAGTGTTCCTAAGGTTAAAAAAGTTCCAGAAAAAATAGTGATAGATTGTTTTACTGGCGAAAAGGTCAATCTTAGTGATTCAGTTAGTGTTTCTACTGGTATTATTCATAAAAAGTATCTTGTTAAGGATATTTATAATAATAGTTTTTCTATAAAAGACAGTAATGTGGTAATTGATTGTGTAAATAAAACTTATTATGTTGATAAGAGAAACTCACAACGTATTATGATTGGTGGTACTTTAGATAATCAAGAGCATGGATACACGTATAATGCTTACGGTTTTCCACATATTAAATACCAAAAAACGTCTCGTACAGATGCTAATGTTATTATATCTGAAGAACTTGCTATAGAAATTGGACTGAAAGAAAGTGTTTATGATGGGTGTTATTATGACCCAAAAGGTTTTAATCCATCGACTAGTCCAATTAAATATGCTAAATTTGACGGCCCAGCAATTAACAGAGCATCAAAACAGGATTTAATTAAATTCGGAGTTATGTCACCGACACACCTTATTTCAGAAGGTAAGAAATATTCTTTTGGTATAGAATTAGAAACTTCTGGTGGATATGTTCCTGACTATATAGCAAAAGATTTAAATATGTCTTGTGTTTTTGATGGGTCTATTCGTGACAATAATGGGAATAAGGGTGTTGGTGGAGAATATGTAACTGGAGTATTAAGAGGAGATAATGGATTAAGACATCTTTATAAAATAACAAATGAGCTTTCTAAAAGATGCTCTATCAATAATACATGCTCAGTGCATGTACATCTTGGTGGATTAGATTTTAATAAAGAACTTATTGTTATGCTGTGGAAAATAAATCAGTTATTAGAAGCTGAATTATACAGTATGATGCCTAAATCAAGAATGTCAAGAGAACATTGCAGGGGAATGAAACATATCAAATTTGATTTTAATAAAAAAGATATGTCCTATACAATGTTGATTGACAAATACTACGACCAAATATTTAAAATAATCTCACTTGGTAAATCACCATCCAAAACTGTGAATAAAAAGTATAATCATCCAGCTGGACATAGCTGTGGTTATGATACTAAAACCCCAAGATATTGGTGGATAAATTTTGTCCCAGCAATGTTTAATTTAAAAGGAGAAGATAGTTATACAATAGAGTATAGAATGCATTCAGCATCTCTTAACTTTACGAAAATAAAAAATTGGATTCTTATAGTTAAAGGGATTACACATGTTGCGGAAAATCATAAGAATTTTATTATTAATAATGATAAAATAACACTTGCTGATGTAATGAAACTCTCATACCCGTCTAAAGGAGATTATTTGATAAGGTATATTGAAGAAAGAAAATCAATCTTTAATACACCTAATGATTATATGTCTGAAAGGGCTGAGTATATTATCAATAGAGATATTGCAAATACTAGCAAAACATTAAAGGAAACATCATGGGACTAACAATTATAAAGGAAAAGGGAGTTGATCCTCAATTTTTTATTGATGCGTTAGTTAAGACAAAATTACTCTTTAATGACGCTGATGTAGCTGCGCCGTTTGGCATAGTAATAATTAGAAAGAATAGTATTGTAAGTAATAAAGGAACATATAATACTATAGATATGGAAACAGCATTAATCTTTGAGAGTATTACTGAAGAAGATGAATGTGTTGTAACCATGAGCTCAGCATTAGAAAATAATGCTTATAATTCTCAAATATTAATAGCTCCAATTATGTTAGACAAATATAAGGAAAGTCTTAGCTTTAATATAATGGGAGATTATTTCTTAACAACATCTGATGACATTCCTGATTATCCAGGCGCTGACTATACAACATCGTTAGTTAGGTATACCAGAAAGTATATAATGAACGATGATGTGTGTGAAAATTTCATAAATTGTGATTTTGAAAAAATAATAGAAGATGATATTCATGATAAAATAAAAATAGTCTATGGTACCAAGGATGGTATGTATATACACAATAAAGATTTATTTTTAACTTATCGTGGTATCTTATTTTCAGATTTAAAAATTGGTAATGAAATAGCTGGAATATTTGAAACAAATGGAGAGCTTGTAATAAAAAATAAGATTAGTACTAATGAATATCTTTGTAAAAGAAGACTACATGTTATATTAAAGGATTTTATTTTCTATCACAAAGCTGATGATATTGGAGAATTTAGAAATAGAGAAAAGTTCTATGTATTAGAATACAAAGAGTCTAGAGTGTTAATTATTTCATCCAAAACAAATATAGTAATAGAGATTTGGATACACGCACTACACTCTTATTATAACGCTTATTGGATAAGGAGACTTCATGATTGATAAAGAACTAGTAATTTATGACCACGACGAGATTAATGATTGTATTGCATTAGTTACAATGACATATGATGCAGTCTTAACTGATGATGATATTCCTTTCTTGCAATATCTAATAGAACAAGAGTTTGACATAAGGCCCCCTCAATGCTTAATAAAACGTTTATTAAGTTACATGCCTTTTTAAAATTCAATGACGAAAAAAATACATGAAGATGTAATATTACTTATTAGCCTTAAAAAGCTAATAGACAATAATATGCCTATAGAAGACTATTTATTCTTATATATGTTATATATTGATGAAAGGTGGAAATTAGAACAATATACTAATAACACTTACAATATTAGCGGAAAAAAGATACTTGATTTAATTGATGGTGGCTTTATTGAAAAAATAAGAAAAGATAGTTTTTCTATTGGATATAATAATTTAAGAGTTACAGATGTATTTAAGAAAATTTTAATTGGAGAAGAAGAAAGTGAAAATGTAGAGAACTGGATAAATGATTGGTACGATTTATGGCCAAGAGGTGTCAAAAGTGGTGGATACTACTTAAAAACTGATAAGAAAGGCTCTTTAAATAAGATGAAGAGATTTCTTGTTAAGTATCCTGAATACACAAAAGAAGACATTATGTTGGCAACAACCAATTATTTAACTGAACAATCCATTAAGGGGTATAGTTACACTAAGTTAGCACCATATTTTATAGACAAAGACGGATTATCTGTCCTTGCTGGAGAATGTGAAATACTTAATGATATAGATCCTGGTACGGAATCCCAAAATATTGGCTATGGAGAAGATGAACTATAAGCCATTAAAAATAATATCTCAATCAGATGCTATAAAGAAAGCTAATAAAAAGATTTATGATGCTATGCATAACCAATATCCTGGGCTTGTATCTAGGTGGAATAAAGTAAACAGAGCATTAGGTGGATCATTTAGATTTGGAGAAATAACTTATATAGTTGGACCTTCAGGTTCTGGTAAATCATTTATCTTAAACATGTTAAGAGAAGATTTTGCTGGACAGTTGAATGAAAAATACCCAAAATCTTTTAAAATACTAGCGTTTTCTTTTGAAATGGGTGCTGATGACGAAGTTATAAGAACATATAGTAGCTCTTTAAACACAAGTTATAGCAAACTAGTATCTGCAAATGAGAAAATAACGAAAGATTATTACGAAGTCATTAAAAAAACATCTGAAAAGGTTGATAATGATAAAATTTATTACGTTGAAACAACAGGGAATAGAGAACAAATACTTTCTACCGTAAACATATCTGCGGCTTGATACAGTAATGTATCTCGAATAACTCTGAATCCCAGAAATGGGGGTTAATATTAAATAAAGAAATATGAATAAAAAAGAAATAATAGCAAGGTATAAAAAAGTATTTGAAAAGCACGGAACTTCATTTTTAAAAAAAAATATAGATAAAATTCCATTTGACAATAGTGATAATGTGCATAATTTCTGCACTGTTGATGTTTTTGCATTAACTAATGATGGGCTTGTTAGAATATTTTTTAAAGGAAAAAACAGAGATGAATGTTTTAATAATATAGGTTTTATGAATCCATATTTTAAATACGAAAAAACTGATAAGTTTCTTTATAAATCTCAATTAAATTTTTTGAGAAAATAATATTAGCTAACGGGGAAACCCTTTAAATAAAAAATATGGAGGTAACTTATAAACTATATAAAAATAAAGAACAAATACTATCAATAGTTAATACTGCATGCTTTAGTGGATTATTTTTATCTTCATGGGATAAAATTTCAATTTTAGTTTATGAATCAGAACAAAATAAAGGGGAACTTAAATTTTGGACTGATTTAATAATGAAAATAGAGCCAAAAGCAACTATTGATGATAAAAATTGGATGACTATTCCTTATATGGGAAAAGGTAAAACATTATTAATACTAACAGCACTAAGGTATCTTTGGGAATATAAAAATCATTATGATGATATAATCCCAATGACTAAAACCATTCTAAATAAATGTGATAATATAGATCCATTTTTAGCGATAGTATTAGCGTCGAGTATAACTTCTTTATCTTGTGGATGGGGCCATTCTTTAGTTCTTGGAGTGACAGAAAATCTTCCAAGAACCTGGCATTATAGAAGATATAAAGGAGGCAAATGTCAAGGTTTATGTCATGATAATTCTAGTAGAATACCATTGTTAGATGACTTAGCTTTATTAAGAAGTGAAAAAACTGACAGATATGATGTATTACCAATACTAAAACTATTTAAAATCCCATACAATGAAAAATAAAGACAATCCCGTGCCGTCACTTGATAATAAAGAAACTAAATTAATTATAGAGGCATTATGTGCTTACGGCGATGATGAAGAAATAACTAATTTATGTGATAAATTAGAAAACGGTGTAGAGACTGACAAAGAGGAACCTAAGGAATTATTATTATCATTACATAAATTTAATAAGTTGAATAAAAGAATAATTACTGAAATAGGTAATATTTTTAATTTTGATGCACTTAGATATTGCGATGATTATGGTATAACCTATAATAGGATTTAGGTTCGTGAGACAGTCCGAACTATATGGTGACATATAGAGCTAGGCAGAAATGATCTAGCCAATTTTTAATTATAATTAAAGAACAAAAAAATGTATAAAAATTTAGATAAAATTAATAAAGAAGAATTTAACAAATTAACAGGTAAAAGAGTTCTTTGTATTAACGCTACAGGCACAACTACTCGCAATGAACATTATATAGTTCAACAAACCACGATTGGCTATGTGCACCCTGGTTTTTGGGCAAGTGGTGGAGACGTACGCAGAATTAAAGTTATCAATAATAATCGTAATTTTGTATGGATTGATGCTGTTAAATTTGTAATTGAAAATCAGTAACAAACTGAGAGGAGTTTAGTTCACGATTCCCAGATGATAAATTAGTAATAACTTTAGATCATACACTTCTTATGGAATATTTAGATGAAGTAAGTGAAGTGGATTTAATTAATAGAATGTCTAGATTAGCGCTAATGTTAAAGAAAACATATGGTGCTATGGTAATAGTATTAGGTCAAATGAATGATAAAATAGAGGCCCCAGAACGTATAAAAACACCACAATTACAATATCCAAAGAAAACAGATATACATGGTGGTAAAAGTATATACATGATAGGGGATTCAGTTATAATTATTAATAGACCAGAATTATTACATATTGAGAAATATGGCCCACGATTTTATCCTACGAAGGATTTAGTTGTTTGGCACTTTCTTAAATCAAGACTTAATGGTACTGAAGGAGTGATACGGATGAAACAAGATTTTGCGCATGGAACCCTCCATTTATGGGAAGATGAGCCACAGAATTTCAAAGAGAAGTTGTTTTAAGCCATTTTAAGGCGTTCTAACGCACTATCTTTTATTCTAGGTATTATTCTATCAGAATATCATATAACATAGTAAAACTAATTTATGGGAGTATTAATATTAGCAGAAGGAAATCCTGGTACTGGTAAATAAAAAATTTGCCGTTTTTGCTAGAAATAGCAATTATGATAACAGCGGAATTAAGCAAGAAAGGTGAGACTCCCAACTTGAACCGAAGGCTATACATAACAATATAGTCAGGGGCAACGCATAGATATTGAAATTAAATAAGAAAGTCCTTCAACAGGTGTAGAAGTCAGAAACAGACCTGGTCCCTAGTGAAAGCCAGGTTGAATAAAGGTTCGAGTCCTTTATTTCTTATTTAAAATATAATATATCCAAGAGGCCGCTGCATCTAAGCATTAAGTTGTAGATGAAAACGTATGCTGAGCTTGCACGAAAATGAAGTGTAAGAACTGTGGGATAAAAAGCCTACAGGGTAACACAACTGAAATCAAGAGCAATTTTGAATCTTGATCCAGAAAGCACGGTTATTCTTCGTCCTAATTCAAAAGATTTGCCTTTCCCTGGCGGAAGAAAAAAATATAACAAAGAAAAGGGAAATTTATTTACAGTGAGCAATCTAGATGATCTAGGAATGTACATTGAAAAAATAAATGGTGGCAAAAAAATTAAAACAATAGTGGTTGAGGATTTTTCTCACCTATTAGGTCAAAGAGTTCTTGCAGATATGCATCTCAAAGGATTTGATAAATGGAATAAATTAGCATTTGATGCTTTTCATTCTGTTATTGGTATAGAGAAAGATTTAAGAGAAGATTTATATATTGTTCTTATTGCACATACTGAAATAATGATGAATGATGATGATGAAAAAGAAACCTTCATGATAACCCCAGGAAAATTATTAGATAGACTAATAAAAATTCCTAGTTATTTCACATACATATTACATACAAATGTTGTAATGAGAGATGAGAAAATAAATTATTCTTTTTTAACAAACCAAGATGGTTCTGGGAGAGAAGCTAAAAGCCCAGAAGGTTGTCTCGAACTTTTAGAAGACAACGATTACGCACATATTATAAGCAAAATTGAAGCTTATCAAAATAGTGCATAAATTTTAAATAATATATAATGAGTAAAACATTCGGATTTGGAGATGTAGAAGATATTAAAGGTAGAATCGAGCCTGGTATTGAAGAGGTAGAGTTTACTGGAGTAATTGATGGGAAAAATGATAATGACAAAGACTTCCTTTCATTTGGAACGATTTCATTAGATGGAAATAGAGAGCATACCGAAAGGTTTTATTTTACAACTGAAAAGGGAGAAAAAATCTCTTTACAAAGAATAAGATCAATAATTAAAGAGCTATTAGGAGAAGAAAAAGCAAAGGGTAATTATACAGTTGCAGAATTAAACGCAATGCTTACTGGCAAAAAAGCTAGAATAAAATTTGTTGGTGATGAATATGAATATAATAATGAGTTAAGAGTTAAGACTCAATTTGGATTTTCAGGATTTATTGAAAAACTTGAAACAAATCCATCAAAGCTTACATTTAATCCACAGAAGGATATTAAACGATTATCTATTGCTCCAAGTAATAGGGCTCAACCTTCATCGGCCAATAATGTAACTGATGAATTATTCTAAAATACGAGATGGAATAATTGATTCATTAACAAAAAAAATGTTGAGGACATCCTTATGGGGTGTCCTTGATATTACTTTTATGAAAAGGAGGTATGAGATAGCTATAATAGCCGATGAGTTAGCTGATCAAGAATATTTTAAAGAACATGGGTTTACAATTAGACTTATAGATGATTTTAATTTTATTCAAAAAATACCATACTTTAAAGATAATAAGGAATTTATAGAAAAACATAATTTATATTTTCTTGGCAAAGAATCATACCAGGAATATTTATTACATATGTATAAAGAAAGAATTAAAAATGAAAAGAGTATATGATTTTGGAAAAGTTCCAGTTAGTAAAGAAAGTATATTAGAGAAGGTTACTGAGCAACAAATATATGAATTTTATCTAGGTGAATCTATTTTCTTTAATAAGAAATATAAATCACCATATAGAGAAGACAATAATCCATCATTATCATTAATGGTTACAGCCTCTGGTACTATATTATGGAGAGATTGGGGAGACCCATATCGTGATAGAGCTCAGGATATATTTAATTTAGTAATGGCAGTAAAAGACTGTCCATTTTCTCAAGCTTTACAATATATAAATACTGATATGGGATTAGGGTTAAGTGGTGATGATTCACTTACAAATGGATACGCCCCATCAAGAATGATTATTCCGACAAGAAAAGATATTATTGCAGATAATAATGATAAGGTAATAGAGATTGAAAAACAAACATACACTAGAGAAGATAGGAATTATTGGGCAAAATATGGAATTGATTTAGGAACCCTTATTCGTTTTAATGTTTTTTCTGTAAAATATGTATGGCTTGATAAAACTTTAGTAAGGGTATATTCTAGAAATAATCCAGTATATGCGTTTAAATTTAATGATAGATTCGTTAATAAAACTTTTTATAAAATATATTGTCCACTTGCTAATAAAAGAGCAAAATGGCTTACTAATGCGAAAGAAAATATTATCCAGGGGATTGATCAGGTAGAATTTGGTGGCGCTCCATTAATAATAACAAAAAGTCTTAAAGACGTTATAGTGTTATACAAAATGGGGTATAGAGCAATCGCTCCACAATCAGAAAATACATCTATAAGCTCAGAAAAGATAAATAGATATAAAAGTATGTTTGGCAAAGTCATAATATTTTATGACAATGATGAGCCTGGAATAATGGCTGCTGACAAATTTAGCAAAAGAGATAATTTAGACAAAATATTTATTCCTATAGAGTATAAAGTTAAAGATATAAGTGACTATGTTTCTAGATATGGATTATCTGCTGGTAAACAAATAATAAAAACAATGATAACAAATGCATCGTTACATAATAACATATAAAACATTATATGGGGTTGGTATTGTTGTTGTTTGGGCAAGAAGTGAATTTTTAGCAATTAATAAAGCGCTACCTAATAAGATAGGTACCGTGCTTTTTGACATTAAGAGTGTTAGAAAACTATATAATCCATTACACGACCCGAGAACAACAACAACAACATATGAGATATCTTTATTAAAAAATGGTATACATTCTGCTAATAAGTATTATGATATTCCATTTGCTGCATATAATAGGATAGCTCAAATATATGGAGATATACCAATGACAGAAAAACAATTTTATGAAAGATAATGAAAAGTATTTCTACTCATTTGATGTAGAGACTTTTATCGAAAAAATTGAATTATCTAAAAAACGAAGAGCTCAATATTATACTCAAAAAATTAAATTACCAAAGAAATATAGTGGGGATGATTATGATTTTGATAAGAATGGAACACTAATTAATATACATACTGGAGAGAAGGTTATTAAAAATTCTCTTTCAGTTGGTAAGCCTAATATCAAAATGATAACTGGGCAATACTTTTGGACTGGGGCACATCCGCATATTAGAAGAAAAATAAAGAGAGAAATGTCTGATTTTTTCTATAAATATATGAAAGATATGCCAAAAGTTGAAGAAAGTCAATATCCAATTGGCGTAAGGATAGATCTTTACGATAAACAAGATACTGGACAAGATTTGGACAACTTTATATTCTTGTATAGAAAAGTTATACATGATGTTCTTACAGCAAAAGAAATGAAACATGAAGCTATAATCATAGACGATAGCAAAAAGTACATACAAGATATACCGACTAAATTCTATCCAATAAACGATCATAACAATAGAAGATTAAGAATAGAGGTATATAGTATATAAATAACTTATTATGGCAAAAAGAAAACAAAATATTAGAACAGTGGCTTGTAGACAGGATTATAAAGATATAAATTATGAAGGATTAAGAGAAAAATTAATATGGATTACTGCAACAAAAGATACTGTCCCTATTCCTAATATGGATGACAAACACGCGAAAAATTGTTTGTTATTTTTATTTAAAAGTTTAAATTCAGGTGGGTACAGATCAGGTGAGATAAATAATTTAGTAGAAATGTTTTCTATAGAACTTGCTATAAGGGGTATCGATAATCCATTAAATATTTGATTATGAATTACGAAGAAACTGATAAAATTAGAATAATAGAGGTCACCTCATCCCTTAAGAATTATAAAACATTTGATTATCCTGCATATAGAGAAAAAATGATTTGGGATTATGGTTGTATTAATACACCAATATATGAAATGTCAAATAAAGATATAATTGATGTTATAGATCGTGGATATAAAGAAAATCCAAATGGATCAAATCATTGGGGAAGAATAGCTGAATTATTTTCAATAGAATTAGCAGTTAGGGGAATTGATACTCCAATAGAAATATAAATATGACAGATAAAGAATACTTTTCAGATAAAGAATATCTAACAAATACTATGTTAGGGTGGATTTCTGTTGGGCCAAAATATTTTAAGAAACAATTATCCTTAATGGGACTTGATTCTGGTGAAGAATCTTTTTATAAATTTGGTAGTGCTGTACATTGCAGAATACTAGAACCTAAAGAATTTTCAAAGAGATATTTTGTTCTAAAAGCAAAAGCACCAACAAACGCTGTTCAAAAGAAATTTTGTGAGTTATTAACATCACATAATAATAAATCTGATAAATCATTAATAACCGCCTACAAACTATCATACTCAGCCTCTAAAATGACCGATGAGGCTATTTTAAAGGCTTCTAAGGCACTTTATGATGAATACGATGGTTATATATCAGAACAAAGAAAATCAACAGGGAAGATAAGTTTAACGTTATCTGAATATGATAAGATTCTTGCAATAGAAAGAAATATAAAAACAAACAAAAGAGCACAGGAATTATTAAATCCAAAAGATGGGCAAGATCATTTTAATGAGAAAGTAATATTATATAAATTTAAAAATGTTAAGTTTAAAAGTAAGCTTGATAAATTTATAATAGATACTACTAATAAAATAATTACATTAGTTGATCTCAAAACACATTCTTCTAAAAGAGAAGATGTAAGTTTAACTGAATCATTTAAAAAAGCGATAGATAACTATGATTACGATAGGCAATTACATGTATATACAGCTGCATTATTTGGGTTTATAATTGAAAACTACCCAAAAGAGAATCTAGAAGAGTATATATTTAAGCATAAAATTATAGTAGCTAGATCTAATTTTGACAATGATGTTAGAATTTTTGATATTGATAAGACAATACTTGAGAGAGGTGAAGATAAATTTAATAAACTCTTTAAAAAGTATTTATATTATGAAGAAAATGGATATGATAAGGACTTTGACTTAAATGAAGAAGGAGAGGAGTTGATAACGATATGATAGAGAATAACAAATTGATTGCAGAATTTATGGGATGTAAGGTAACTATATTTAAAGGCAAAGAATATATACGATTAATTAATGAGCCTTATGTTTACATGACTAACGGTATGGATGAGCCAGATGATATGCTTTTCCATGAATCATGGGATTGGTTGATGCCAGTAGTTGAGAAGATTGAGAAATTAGGATTTTTTGTAACAATAAGAACCGTTGTTGGCAACCAGACTAAATGTGTAATTTGTAATTATAAACAAACCACATACCTTGATTATGTTGATTTTGATAAAATAACAGTAACTTATCAAAATATTATAAAATTTATCAAATGGTATAATAGAAAAGATCATGGAAAATAAACTAATACCAGAAATATATCTTGGAAAAGAATGGAATGATTTGATTGGTGAGGAGTTTTCTAAAGAATATATGAAAGTACTTGGTGAGAAGATAAGGAATGATAGAAAAAGATTCGTTGTTTATCCAGAAACACCAGCTGGGGTATTTAATGTGTTTAGAAATGTTAAACCATCAAGTATCAAGGT